TATTGCCGCCGATGACGCGATGGAAATCAGTGACGATGAAGAAGATGATCGTCCACCAATGGTTAATGTTAACCTTTTTGGTTTTTTGCCCAATGGGCAAGCTGGTTTCCTTTTCCTGTTAGCAATGATTAGTGTTGCAACAGGTGAAGAAACTGCCGTTACAACAGCATTAGCGTTCCAAACGTATGTTTGGAGTTTATGTTTGTTGGGAATGACAGGCGGTTTCTGTTACTTACTCTATGCTTTGGCATGGAATATTGTAAACATGAGCAAAATTGTTTTGTTCGCAAAACAAGAGTATTTGAAAACGAAGAAGTTTGCTCATGGTGAGTACAGCTCAGCTAAAGTAAGTTTGCGCAAGGAATTAAGAGAAATCAAACGTGACCTGAAGAAGGAGTTTGGTTCAGTTAAGAAAGGAATTCAAACCTATTGTGCATGGCAGAAGCAAGCACAGCAAATCAATATGATAATTGGGGCAGTAGGAACAGTTGTTTCCTTTGCAAGTTTATTTCGATCAAATGAAGTACGCTTGGCGCCCATTCACACGCAAGGATTGCGAACAACAGTCAATCGTGGTGGAATGTTCGTTACTGGTTTGTTGTCAATTTGTTTGATTTTGTTGGCCCCAGTTATGGGGGCTGAAAAGATTTTGAAACAGTTGAGGCCGATTATTGATTTAATCAAACACTTGCCTTATGCCACTTGGGCCATTACTTGGTTGAATAAGTGGTGGAGTGGAGAAGCGTCATTTGATGACCTACCCCAGGACACCGATGAGCTCAAAGAACACATGGCTAATATGAATACAGATGATGGTTTACAAGATGGGCTTGAAGAGATAGCTAAAGCCCGTGATAGCCTTTCGAAAAAGATGCGTGAAAAAAACATTTTGCGTAAAAGGGCTAAAATCATTGTTGATGTTGGTCTTATGGATGGAACTTATAGAGTTCAGGGACCTAATAAATCAACAAGTATTGTAAATTCAAATGATTTGGTTAGTTTCGTCAAGCACCTCTGGGATGCAGAACATTCACCAATCATTATTGGAACAGAAGTTTTTAAAGATCTTGATGCCTTTGTGGCTGCCATTGAAGATGGTAAGCGTAGTGCAGAGGATTCGTCTGATGATGATGATAGTGAAAAGGATGAGAAAGATTCAGGTGAAGATATATCTGATCTTTTACCAAATCCGTATGTTACCAGGTGTGGACCAAAAATCATTCCTGGTCCTGTTGATCACGAAAAAATTTTAAAGCAAGTTACTAGAGATTATATTGATGAAGTTGAATATGCCGTTGAAGTTAATGATGACGGCACAGGAATAAACTTAGGAAAAACTAGTGTGATAACGAGGCCAGGTTTAATTTTTGGTGGTGCACAACCATCAGGTCGCAAAGTTTATGAAGGCATGCGAACGAGTCAGAAGGAGAAAGTGGAGGAAAATCTACTAGACGCTGATTTGAACAATGATAGTGATGATGATTGTGCAAAGGAGGATCGTATAGCAGCAGCTGTAGAAGATCGTGAAAACCATGCTAGACAGGCAGTGGTTTCTCTTCATCCTCAAGCAGGAGGACCAGCAGCGCGTTACTTAGCTTATGCAGCAGTGAGACCTTGGTGGACTTGGTTTGTTAATTTATTTGACACATCTGGTAGGATTTTACCAGATGCCGAAGTCCAAGATACACAAACTGTTCGTCATGATCCAATGCCTTTCTTTGAAAGATGTAAGGCACATTGGGATGAACAAGGTTTGTGGGGTCTGTGGTGTTATGTTAAGTGGCGCGGAAAAGTTTTTGTTAATAATCACAAGCGAATGACAATAGTAGTTTGTAGTATTTTAACAATTTATGCGTTGTATGTAGCAGGGATATTTAAAATGATGAAATACCAACACCAACAGCGCAAACTGGCGGCTAAAGCTAGAAACACTTTGAAGAAATCAGTAAAAGTGGCGAAACCTCAAGGTGGCCGTCGTCGTCGTGGAAGAAAAGCTGGAAGAAAAGGCTTTATAAATCCTAGTGGTGGTACAGATCCAGAGGAAATTGCAGATCAGTTGAATGATTTGCCGGATTATGAACCGCAAGATGATGAAGGAGATGTTCATCATTTGGAGGATTATGAGAATGATATTGAAGATGAAGTAGAAGAACAATATTATGAGTATCTTAAGTCTCATAAAAATGAACGATGGAATGACGATGAATATGAGCGCCGATTGCAAGATCGACGTAGTTGGGAAACACGCGGAGCAAGAGTTCGGGTGCGTGGACAGGCTTTCAGTATGACTGATGATGCAAAATTACGTAATGCAATTTACCATGCAAAGCACCGAAAAGTAACGTGCTCAACTGATGAGCTTCATAAGTTTATTACTGAAGCACAAAGAGCATATTCAAAAGCCAAGGAAGAACCTCTTAAGATGCAATCTTGGAGTCCTTCTAAGTTAGCAGCAGGGGTTTATAAGATATACTGTGGTGATCGGTACTTGTGTACTGGAACACATGTTGGAAACAAGTTATTTGTTGTTGTCCACAGTTTATCTGAGGACACCTCCCTGGAGTATAGAGCTGTGAATCATGTTCACACATTCAAGTTGTTTGGATCAGACATTCAACTTGTTAATGCAGAAATAGCCTATTTTCCTGTTAATGGATTTCCCACACCTTTCAAGATACATAATTTGAAGGTGATGGAAAATGCTAGCATTGTGACTGTTTATGGTTTTGGAAATGGACAGTCGGATCAGCCAGATGCAATTGTTGGCTTTGCTAGCCCCAAGGGTTGGTGTAACGCCCCAACTAGAGATGGTGATTGTACCTCTCCAGTTTTGGACGTAAACGGAAATGTTGTGGGTTTTTGGACCCATGGGAACGGTAAAGATTTTGGTCGTTTTGAGGCCGTTACGAGTGAGATGCAAGAAGTTGCCCGTCGTAATTTAGTTCAAAATCATACCGGTTTGGATTTTCAGTTAGCCCCCCTCTCCCCTCAGACCTTGTTTTGAGGCCGTTTTGGAAACGGTATCCTTCGCAATATTTGAAGACGAAGGATGGGGCGGAAACGTTTAGTGAGATATTTCATGTCTCGGAGGAGCATGAGGCTCATTTATCTGAAAATTATTTTCCAATTGTATGCGAAATGCGTAGATTTCCTAGATACACAAATAAGAGGATTATGGATCCCCAGTTAAAGTGTTTTATGGATGAAAAGAAAATAGATTTGTTGCCTGGTTGGGGTTTGCCAAAACCAAACCAAGGAGCAGCATATAAATCGCTCGCAAAATATGGAAAAGATATTTTACCTATGACAGACCAGGATGTTCAGGACATGAATCAGGCTTGGTATTGGGTAGAACGCCAATTTGGACCCATTATGCAAAATTCACGAATTATTTCAGTTGAAGAAGCAATTGATCATTTGGATATGTCAACTTCGACTGGTGGTCCCTTTAACATACATTATCCCACAAAGAAGGAAATGTTTGAAAAGGATCCGGAAATAGTTCAATGGTTGAAAAATGATTGGGAGGTTTTAGCTTCTGATCCAGAATGGACTTGCATTTGTACAAATTCTTTAAAAGAAGAAATGCGTCCACAGGAGAAGTTGGATGAAAATTCGATTCGTACATTCACAGCAATGGCGAACGATAGTACAGTTCATGGAACTCGTTTGTTTGTTGATATGAATGAAAAGATGTATGATTCCCATTTAACAACTGCGTCTGCAGTTGGATTGAGTCCCTTAAAAGGAAGTTGGAATCGTTTGTACCATAAGTTGAAACGTTTTAGTAAAGGTTTTGCGCTTGATGAGAGTCAATATGATTCATCCCTGCGTTGTTACATGATGTGGGGTTGTGCGCAATTTCGGTGGAAAATGTTGCGGCAAGAGGATCAAACTCGTGCTAATTTGCAACGTTGTAGAACGTTTTATCGTAATTTGGTTAATACATTGATATTGACTCCTGAGGGTTTACTGGTGTTTAAGAAGACAGGTAACCCGTCTGGTTCGGTAAATACAATCTCTGATAATACTTTAATTTTATATGCGCTTATGGCGTATGCTTGGATTAAAACAAGCAGGAAAACAGAGATGGAAGGGTATGAATCCTTTGAAGCAGAAACTTCCAAGGCTTTGGTCGGTGATGATAACACCTGGACAGTGTCAGATCGAGCTTGTGAATTTTACAATGCAACAACCGTGATAGCAGTGTGGAAAACTTTGGGTATTACAACAACAACAGATTCTATGGAACCTCGAATACCCGAAGATTTGGATTTCTTGTCAGCGAAGACAGTTTTCCTTGATGGAATAGCTGTTCCTCTTTATGATCGCGCGAAAATGATGAATTCGTTACTTTATGCGCCAAAGAAGAACATTACTCCGGCTACCACCCTCGAAAGGACTGCAGGAATGCTTTTAATAGGATGGACAGATATCCCCTTTCGAAAATTTTGTAGAGAAGTTATTGATTGGCTTATGGAAAAATATGAGCCAGTTCTCTACGATGACCCGCGATGGACATTAGCAAAATGTCAAGTGCAAACAGATGCAACTTACTATGCACTGTTTACGGGTCGACGGGTGCCAATGCGCCCGCAAAGTCTGGAAACTGTAGAAAGATTAATCAAGCCAGACAAAACTCCAATGAATGGAGTTTCAGGTCCCCAAAGGGGAAAAGGGAAGAGAAACCCTGCGCGTAAGCGCAAACAAAGAAATGCAAGAAGGAAGAGAAACGGAGGGCCTAATGGTCCGAATCCTTCTAGCAATACTTCGCAGGTGCGTATGCGGCGTAAGCGTAATGGTGCTTCGCGGAGAAGAGCAGGAAGAAGTTTGAGAGATCCAGCTCTGATTGGTGCAGGTGCAAATAGCACTTCAAGGCTAGTTGGGAGGTCATGTACTATTAGTGAGGATGAGTACATCGCAGAAGTTATTGGAGGAGCCACAGGAGCTAACTTTAACAATACTGCGTACCCCATTAATCCGGGGCAGGCAGGTACCTTTCCGTGGCTTGCAAAGATTGCAGCCCAATGGGAGAAGTACCATATCAACAGCTTGGAATTTTATTACAAGCCGGAGGTTACTGGTTTTGCGACTGCGGGTCAGTCAGGAAAAGTGATAATGAGCATTGATTTTGATGCAAGTGATTCACCACCAGCAACCAAACAACAAATGGAGGATACAATTCCCCATGTTGACGGAATGCCAGCAACAACTGTTCGATTACCTTTGAGAGGTTCACAGTTGCATTCACTTTACCCTACTCTCTACGTGCGTCCAGGTGGATTACCTGGAGCGGCTGACATCAAAACTTATGATGCAGGAACGTTGAATATTGCAACGCAAGGATTAAATTCTAATGCGGCAACTCTTGGTGAGTTACGTGTTCGTTACAATATTACATTGTTAGTTCCAGTTTTGGAATCAGCAACAATAGCACCAGCAAACAATTCTGTCACTGTCTTTTCGACAGCAACAGCTTCAAGTACTGAAGCAGGACCCTTTACAAACAATGTGTCGTACACGATGTTACTTGCAACACAGCAAGGATCCTTGGGTGCAGTTAATACTGCGGGATCAATTGTATTGCCAGCTGGCAATTACAAGTACGATTGGTTTGTAGAGTTTAATGATAGTGCAAATGATATCACTCAGCTGCAGGCACAAATGTACTATGGTGGGGTTGCTCAATACTTCGTTCAAAGCGAAGGTAACAACTTGGCCGTAGCAAACCTCGGAATTTCAGGAACAGGTTTTGTTCAAGCAAATGGAACATCAGCATTAACTTTGCAGATAATTCCATCATTCACCGGGGGAACTCCACATGCTTGTGGAGTATTGGCAATAACAGCCATTTAAATATTTCTTTCAATAATTTTTCATTCGAAAATCACCTTGATCGGGGATGAGTAGGTACTTAGTATTTTTGGTACATATGGAATCCGTCATTCCAGGACGAAGGGGGGTGGTTATCAAATGCAGCTCGAAACTGCTACCCCCGTCAGAGAGCACAACCGTAAATTGTGCCCCTAAGAGGTCGGCTGAATTGGCAGCTGATGTGAGACTGATAATCTGAAAGTCCAGTTTTCCTTGATTTTACATTCGAAAATTTTGGTGACTTACCGTGGAATAGAAACGAAAAAGGCTTTACCCGCTTTTGCTCATAGGAATGAGGAATTGTGGGGGTTTGTTTAGTTGTTTGGCCATAAAACAGCTATGATCCGATGATAAAGATTCGGTGACTATTGAATTCAATATGAATTAACAACAGGGATATCGCTACCTAAGAAAATTGCGAGAGAAGAGAATGCTTTGGAAGCACTCCTCGGGTATGGAGACGTTATAGTGTGTGCCGTGGTTGGGGAGTTTGCTGAGTGCCCTTGTGGCGTGTAAGTCGTCGTTAAATCGATGCAGCTGCCTATGTGTGTGTTCGCACTTTCTGGCCTAGTGCCTGACTGTAGTGTCCGATTGGTTCAC